ATGAATAACGAAGAATACGACACGCTTGAGTGGTACAGCGACACCAAAAAGCCCACCCAAGCTGAACTCGACGATCTCAACTAGTGGCTCGATGGATACTCCGCTTCTGGTGGCTCTTATCGGTGGCGGCTTCTCTGTGGTCGTTGCGCTCATTCATAAACTCGGAAAAGAGAACCGCGAAGATCACGGGACCGTCCATCGAGCGCTAGGACGCATCGAGCAGAAGATCGACTCACACGTCGAAAATCACGGAGGCCAGCCATGAAGCCCGAGCACAAGTCAATGATCGCAAGCTACGCACGATCCGCGATCGGAGCCGCGCTCGCGCTGTACCTCGCTCGACCGAACGACGTGACGGTGCGCGACCTAGTCGCCGCCGGAATCGCCGCGATCGCCCCGCCACTTCTTCGCTGGCTCAACCCATCCGACCCAGCCTTCGGACGCACCGCTAAATGACCGGCGTCCCAGCCAAGCCTGACGTCGTCGGCTCAAGACCATACACCGGGAACTCCGACGGCCCATCCGCCTACAAGCGGATCGGCATGAACGAATGGATCCGTCAAGCGATCCACGCATCGAATAACTCGCTCTGGAATAACGGAAGCTGGGGCCAGCGAGACATGAAAGGCAAACCCGGATCGTTATCAGTTCACGCCACCGGTAGAGCTGTCGATCTGAGCTTCCTCAAGACGAAAGAACATCCGACCGCTAATCGTGCTGAGGCCTTGAAGTTCATTGAGACCGTCGTCAAGAACGCCAACACGCTTGGCGTCGAAGCCGTTCTCGATTACTTCCCGGCGAAGTTCGGACGCGGCTACCGATGCGACCGTCAGAAGTGGCAAAAATACACGAAGCCGACGATCAACGGAGCTCCCGGAGGCTCGTGGTTTCATGTAGAAATCACGCCTCAGGCCGCCGACTCGGTGATCTTCGTAAAAGCCGCATTCCTCAAGGTGTTCGGGACCATCCTCGACTAACTCGAGCCGATCCCCTAAGGTGGGATCACCGACAGAAGGAGAGCCTTATGGCAGATCTACCTACGTTCACCTATGAGCCGTTAGTCGGCTCACTACCTAACGGTCAGCAAGTCCTAGTCCAGATCTTCCGCAACCCGAAAACCGGACAGATCCTCGACGCTCAGATCGCGTTCAGATCGTGGACTTGGGACACTTGGGGCGTCCCAGTAGCCCTCGAGGTCGCACCATGAACCTCCAAGGCTTCAAACTCGTCGGGGTATTCGTTAGTGCGATTCTCGGCTTCTCGTCGCTCTGGAGCCCTCCTAGAGGCCTCTCAGACCCTCTCAGCATTACACCGACGACCGTCTGGATCGAGAACGCCTACGGCGAGGCCCCAGCACCGCCACCGACCACGATCCCGACGATCGTTGCCAACTGTGACGACGCGGTCGCACTCGCTCGTGCGATCGGCTTCCCAGAAGAAGAGCTCGACACGCTTCGGAAGGTGATGAGCCGCGAGTCGGGGCCGACGTGCGCTCCGACCGCGTTCAATGCCGCCGACCCGGTAGGCGGATCGTATGGTCTTACTCAGATCAACGGCTACTGGTGCGTCCCCAACTCGCTCTGGACGATCGGCTGGCTCCAAGCCCAAGGCATCCTCGACCAATGTTCAGACCTCTTCGATCCCGAGATCTCACTTCGTGCTACCCTCGCCATATTCTTCAACTCCGGCTGGAACCCTTGGAGGACATCAAAGTGACCAACATCCCCGACGACTACACCGAGCGACAAGCTCGCGCATTCAAGTCCCTAGTCGATGACGTGCTTCGCATACACGACACAAGCGTCATCAAGCGTCTTCGCACCATGCGGAACGCCCTCACACTCGAAGACCCGACCCCACACTTCGACATCGAGACCCTCGAGCTCGCGATCGAAGCACTCGGAGGGCGCGTATGAGCGACCAGCTAGAACTCTTCGCGCCGTCCCGAGGCCTCGGCATCTACCGGGAGCAGATCGCCGAAATCAAGCCCGCGTTCAAGCTTCACCGTGAGACGGATCTCGACACGCCACGCCAAGCGGCACGGAACGCCTCGAAGCGAGGCCCGGGGCAACGTCAAGCGGTCCTTGGCTACCTTCAGCGCGTCAAAGAGGCCACCGATTACGAGATCGGAGAAGGCCTCGGCATCCTTCGCTCGAGCGCCGCGAAGCGACGCCAAGAGCTCGTCGAACTCGGGCTCGTAGAAGACTCTCAGAAGCGTCGCAAGACCGACACCGGGACGAACGCGGTCGTCTGGAGGATCATCTGATGGGCTTCGACCTCAACAACTACGAAACCGTTCACGAGCGTCTCGTCCGTTGGTGGGCTGCTTATCCGGACGGTCAGATCCTTACCTCGATCCACCATTACGACGGAGACGTCGTCGTCTTCCGCGCCGAAGGCATCGACGCATCCGGAAAGGTGATCGCGACTGGCTACGCCGAAGAGATCCGTAACTCGAGCCCCGTGAATAAGACGAGCTTCCTCGAGAACGCGGAGACGAGCTCGATCGGACGCATGATTCAGAACTCGCCCATAGCGGCATCAAAAGAACGGCCTTCCCGTGAAGAGATGGAGAAGGTTCAGCGAGTGTCGGCTGGGGGTGCGGGGACACTTGCTTCCTCATCGGAGCGCCCTCAGCTGACTCGCATCACGACGATCGGCGGGTCACAGATCCGCACCGAAAAACAGGGCTACTTCATCGCGTCACTTGCGAAGCGTCTAAAGCTTGACGACGAGGCCTTCTTCCATTACGTCCAGCGCGTCCTCGAAGACGACTCGAAGGTCCCAGAGCTCATCACGGTCGCCGACGCCAAGATCGTGATCGACTCAATGAAACGAGACCTCGGTGAGTGAAAAAGAGCTCAAGGATTACCTAGTCACGCTTGCGAAGCATCTCGGCTACCTAGTCCATCACGACCTCCCGGCGATGAACATCAGGGGCCGATGGGCGACACACGTCCAAGGCGACACAGGCTTCCCGGATCTCATTCTCGTCCATCCCAAAGGCGGAATGGTCGTCCTCGAGCTCAAGCGTGAGACCGGGAAAACGACACCGGGACAGAAGCGTTGGCTCGCCGCATTCGAGCGGGCCGGCATCTATGCCCAAGTCGTCAGACCCTCAGATCTAGAGTTCATCACTCGAATCCTCGAGTCGCACAGGTACGCATGAAAGTCGGATCGCTCTTCTCTGGCATAGGTGGCCTCGATCTCGGTCTTGAACGTGCTGGAATGAAGATCATTTGGCATTCAGAAATAGACAAATACGCTGTACGAGTATTGGAAAAACACTGGCCGGAGGTACCGAATCATGGAGACATCAAACTCATCGACTGGACCACAGTCGAACCCATTGACGTCCTCGTCGGAGGCTACCCATGCCAGCCATTCAGCACCGCCGGTAAACGCAAAGGAAAAGAAGACCCGCGCCACCTCTGGCCTTACGTACTTGACGCCATTCGCGCACTACGACCACGATTCGTCATCTTGGAAAACGTGCGAGGCCACCTTACTCTCGGATTCAGAGACGTTCTCGGGGACCTTGCCGCCAGCGGGTACGATGCGGAATGGCAGATTATTCCAGCGTCCGCGCTCGGCGCACCACACCGCCGCGATCGCCTCGTCATATTGGCCTACCCCAACGGCAGTGACCCGACCAATGGAGGGAAATGTTCGGATGTATCGAGCGAAGATCGAGGCCGGGGAAATGACGGAAGCGGAAGCGGAAGCGATTCTGGGCAAGTCGGTCTGGGAAGCACAAGGCAAAATCCCAGCGATGTGGCCTACCCCTCGGAGTTCTCAAGCGATGAACGAGGACATTCAGACGGTCCTAAATCGTCTCGAGAATGGAAGCCCATACAAGGCCAAACTCGAGGAAGCTGTTGCGCTGAGCACAAAACGGGAGATGTGGCCGACCCCGAGATCTTCTTCGGCTATGGCGGCGGATATCGACACGGTGAGACGTTCTCCGCGTGTAACCCGGGGCTTTCAAACTTTCTCGAGGCTAAAAGAACATCTGGCTCGCCGCACTTCGGAGTCTGGGAAACTGAACCCGATGTGGGTCGAGTGGCTCATGGGATTCCCTCTCGGGTGGACAGACTTAGAGGACTCGGAAACGCTGTAGTTCCTCAGCTCGGTGAGCTCATAGGGCGACTTATCATCGCCCACGATCGCTAGACGATCCACAGACCTACTCGAAGTCGCGCTCGAGGTGGATGAAACGTGGCAACACGGGTAGATCGACGCGTCCGTGATTCGCAACTCGAAGATGATCGGCGAAGCGTCGAGAGCGATGAGGTCAGCAAGTCAGCTAGTGGGACCCGGGTAGAGGCAAGCCGGGGGGTGGGCATTCCACAGCTCTGTCCCAAGTCAAGGATCTAAAGTGTGATTACAAGAAGCGAGCAGACTAGGACCCGACATGAACATCGAGCAGACACTCCGAGGGCAAGGCGCGAACGCGCCGCGCCAGCACAACCGAGCGACAGCGAGGGCGTGAGATGCCACGCGAACGAACCGAACACGACACTTCGACATACCGACGCAACCGGGCCCTCATCCTCCAAGGCTCCCCGATCTGCCACTACTGCCGACGCCGACCAGCAACCGAAGCCGACCACGTCATCGAAGTCGATCGCGGCGGAGACTCGAGCATCGACAACCTTGTCCCGTCATGCAAACCATGTAACTCCGCCAAGGGAGCGCGATACTTGAACGCCAAGAACGCCGCACAAATACGCGCACGAAGCGCCGCGATGAATGCGAACGCGAAAGAAAGCGAAACACGTTTTTTTGATGCGAATGAAATGACCCCGAGCCCCATCCTTCCGTATCTCGCAACCAGCCCGGACCAGCCTGAACTAGCTGGGATCGGTCGGGTTGAGCCGCGACTGGCGACGATTAGCCCGGACGGGGTCGGATCGTGGGGGCGCGTGTTGGGGGACATGGCTCTAGAGCTGATGGGTGTCGAGCTGATGGACTGGCAACTTCTTGCGGCGGATCGAATGCTGGGCTTCGATGCGAACGATGATCTGATTCACTCGAGCTCGCTGGTATCTGTGGCTCGTCAGAATGGGAAGACGACACTCATTCAAGCTCTGATCCTTTTCTGGTTGATCGAGATGCCGAAGATCCGGGGGAAGAAGCAGACTGTCGTCTCGACCGCGCACCGCCTCGACCTCGCTTGCTTACTGTTCGACGAGGTCGCGCCGATCCTTGAGGACAAGTTCGGGGCCGAGGTGATGTGGTCCTATGGTCGCTATCAAGCGACGATGCCGGACGGGTCGCGCTGGTTCGTCAAAGCTGCGAAGCCTTCGATCGGTCACGGAATGTCGATCGACCTCGCCGTAGTGGACGAGTTATTCGACGTGTCCGAGCTTGCGCTCGATCTTGGTCTCGCGCCAGCTCAACGCGCCCGACGATCCCCTCTTCTAGCCATGTTTTCGACAGCTGGGACCGAGGCCTCGACCGCGATGATCAAGCGGCGAGAGGCCGCGCTCCGCGCGATCGACGAAGTTCGACCGACCCCAGCTCTTTTCCTTGAATGGTCTCCGCCACCGGACCTCGACCCGATGAGCGACGAGGCTTTCGGCTGGGGGAACCCCGCGCTCGGACACACGCTTCGCCCGGAGACGATTCGAGCTGAACGCGAAGGCCCAGACCGAGGGGCCTATCTTCGAGCTTCGCTGAATCTGTGGATCACCGTCTCCCGGGGATGGATCGAGCATGGACGCTGGGCTCAGCTTCAACACAGCGGGACTATCCCGCCCGGTGGAGTCGTCGCCGTCGAGGTCTCAATGGACGAGTCTCGAATGTTCGCGGTGAGAGCTGTACCGATCGACGACGGGAAGACCGCCGTCACCGTCGAGTTCGTCGCCGAGACACACGCCGAGCTCTGGGCGAAACTGACCGAACTTGCCAAGGATGCGAGCATCAAGTTCGCGTTTTCACCGACGATCGACGTTCACGCGCCAGCACTCTTCGAGCGTCGCCGCGTCGTCGTCGGCTACGGCGAAATCCTGAAATACACTCCGGTCGTCCGACAGATGATCGCCGAAGGCCGCCTCGTTCACGACGGATCGGCGATGCTCGCTGAGCACGTGAACCGCGCCGTCGTCGTCAAGACCCAAGGCTCGATCGCGGTCTCATCACAGAAGTCGCCCGGACCGATCGAGCTGTGTCGCACGATGATCTGGGCGTCAGCTCTTGCCGCTCGACCTCGAGCATCCGGGAAACCCGCGCTCGTCGTCGTCGCCAACTAGTCTCAACTAGGCGGTCGCCCTCGCCTTCTGTCGGGGAAACGTGACGGGCGATCGCCACCATTCGCGCCGGGCTGTGGCACACTAGACGCATGGGACTTTTTTCACGCAATAAGACCGCGACGCTCGCCATATCAGAGCCAGAGGTCCAAGCCGCCGTCGGCTGGTCTAATACCGGGGCGACACAGATAGGCGACTTCGTTTCGTATGCAGACGGGACTCGGAGGCAGAGGGCTATGTCCTTGCCGGTCATAACAAGGTCGAGGGATCTGATCTGTGGAACGATCTCGAACCTCAAGCTTGAGATGTATCGCGAGATGTGGAACGGCGAAGAGATGGAATCCGTACCACTCGCGCCGCGCTCATGGCTCGACCGGATCGACAAGTCCGTCCCCAACAACTTCATCCTCGCATGGACGATCGACGATCTCTTGTTCACCGGATCAGCTTTCTGGTATGTGACGGCGAGAACGGGCGACGGCTATCCCGCATCGTTCACACGACTCCCGTCGGCGATGATCTCTCTTCAGGATCAGCAGGGTCCCGTTCGATTCGGCCCATCGAATCAGATCCTTTTCAACGGTCTACCGATCGAAAGCTCCGAAGTGATCCAGTTCATCTCTCCGCTTGAAGGCTTGAACTACACCTCGAATCGTGCGATCGAGACCGCGATCAAGATCGAAGAAGCTCGCTATCGCAACGCCGCCAGCGCGATCCCGGCTGGAGTCCTTCAGCAAGTCCAAGGCTCAGAGCCGCTCTCAGCCGACGAGCTGGGCCAACTCGCCGCCGCGTTCAACTTGGCGCGAATGACCAACCAGACCGCCGCCCTGAATCCTTTCATCACCTACACCGAGACCAGCGCGACACCGGACAAGATGCTTCTCATCGACTCCGCCGACTACTCCGCGAAAGATCTGTCCCGCGCCACTTCGGTCCCGCCGTACCTCGTCGGCGTCTCCACCGGAAGCTACGCCTACACCAACGCCACACAGTCACGCATCGACCTCTGGACGTTCGGATGCCTCCCGTATGCGAAATGTATCGAAGAGACACTCTCGTCGGACAATGTTCTTCCACACGGAACCAAAGTTAGGTTTGATGTCGATGACTTCCTTGGCGAAATGTACGACGGCGAACGCCGAGAGGACGACTCGATGGACATCGAAATCCCAGACGCCGCAACCCGCACCGCATAGGATCCGATCATGATCAAACTCATCCCCCAGCCATTCGACCTCGACGCCGCGCAAGGCGAACAGCCGCGCCGCTCGATCTCCGGAGTCGCCGTCGTCTACGGCGTAGAAGCCACCGTCTCCGACGGAACCCGCGTCCGCTTCCTCGAAGGATCACTCCCACTCGAAGGCCCGAACCCCAAGCTCTTCCTCTACCACGACTCGACCCAGCCCGTCGGCGTCGTCACCGAACGAACCCAAGTAGACAACGCCGTCCTCTTCTCCGCGCGACTCTCAGAAACATCGCTCGGATCGGAAGCTCTCGTCCTCGCATCCGACGGCGTACTCGACGCGGTCTCTGTCGGCGTGAACCCGACCAAGTTCCGCTGGTCCAAGGATGGAGTCATGGAGATCCAAGCCGCCGACTGGTACGAGCTTTCAATGGTCCCGCATGGCGCGGTCCCCGGAGCGATCATCACCGACGTCGCGGCAAGTATCCACCAAGAAGACGAACCCGTGAGTAATATCGAAGAAGAAGTCCAAGACAAGGAGCCAGAAATGTCCGAAGAGAACGTCACCCCAGAAGTCATCGAAGCGTCGCCGATCCAGCGTCTCTTCGCACAGCCGCGCCGCGAGTTCAAGCTCCCGTCGATCACCGAATACATGGCGAAGTTCATGAAGGGCGGAACCGAGTGGGCCGACTTCAACGCACAGATCCGCGCCGCCGCACCGGACGTCGTCACCTCTGACCTTGACGGTGTAGTCCCAGAAATCTGGACCACCCCTGTCTACGACGGACTTCGCGGTCTTCGCCCCGTCGTCGATGCGATCGGAACAAAGGCCATGCCACAAGCCGGCAAGGTGTTCATCCGTCCGAAGGTCACGACGCACACCACGATCGGCGGACCACAGACCGAGAACAACACGATCACTTCGGGAACCTACGTCATCTCCGACGAGCAGGTAACGAAGGGCATCTATGGAGGCTACGTAGAAATCAGCGAAGCCTCGCTCGACTGGAGCCAGCCAGAAGTCCTCGGCCTTTTGCTCGACGACATGGCCAAGATGTACGCGCTCAAGACCGACGACGTCGCCGCCGATGCGCTCGTCTCCGGGACCACGAACACGACCTCGATCACCGATCCAACCGATCCTGCTGAGTGGGTCTCCGACATCTATGACGTCGCCGCCGCGATCCTCAACAGCTCGAACTACCTCCCGACCCATATCTTCCTCTCACCGGATGTATGGCAGAAGTTCGGCTCGCTGTCCGACACCGCAGACCGTCCGCTCTTCCCGCAGGTCGGACCGATGAACGCGTTCGGCAACATGAGCCCCGGCTCGACCAACTCGGTCGCGTTCGGTCTCCAAGTCGTCGTCGATAAGAACTTCGCCGCCAAGACTTGTATTGTCGGCAACCCGATGGGCTTCGAGATCTTCGAGCAGCAGAAGGGCGCGATCTCGATCGACAACCCATCACAGCTTTCCCGAACGATCGCCTTCCGGGGCTACTTCGCGACGCTGATGATCGACGCCACCAAGTTCTACAAGATCACCCTCCCATAGTCGAAAG